TGAACCTCTGTGTCATCAACAATTTTCCAAGATCTTTCAAAAGATCTTTGAGCAAGTCCTCTATGTGTATAATCTGTTTCTTCTTTCTCTTCCTTCTTACCTTCAACAATTAGTTTACCGAACTCGGTGTAAACCTTAACTTCTTTCTTTTTAAATCCAGCAAGAGCAACCTCAAGTCTGGTTTCTACATTGTTTACCTGAACTATGTTGTAAGGTGGATAGTTTTCTGTTCTTGTATCGTTGAAAAAACGATTAAGATAATCGTCCATTCCAATGCTGTTTCGAGTAATCTTATCAAAAAGTTCTGGAAGATTCTCAGCGTGATACCTTGCTAGGTTAGTCATAATAGCCTCCTTTAAAAGCGAGTGTTTTGTTGTTTGGATCCTTTCGGCATCCATACTATATTTATAGCACAGACCATAAAAAAAGGGAGTGTTGAACTCCCTATAATTTTATTCGGTTATACGCATCTATCCAAAGGAAGGTAAGTTAAACTTTCTTTATTTCCAATATTACCTTTAGCCCATGTATTAAATGATAAACTAATTCTTTCTTCATCCAATTTATTAGGAGCCACACTATGCATTAGATTGCTTGGAAATAATACCAATTCTCCTTTTTTCATTGGCATGGACATTGTTGAACTATTAAAACTATTATATTGCTCTTTACCTAATGCCACATCCCTAGAGTTTCTGCCTATAAACTTAATTGGTGGCAATTCTTCATGAATAATAGGATACCATACACCACTCACTATACTATTGGGATGAGTATGTTCAGGATGTGATTCTCCCTTACCATTTTTATTCACCCATGATTGTGTAATAACTAACTTATCAGTGGACTTATAGATATTGGTCACAAATTCATGCAATTTTATTTCAATCCAAGAACGAATATTGACTAGTTCTGGACTATCCAACACAAAAGTATTGATGGACTGTCTATTAAAAGTATTCTCTCTTCTACAATCTATATTACGAATCCACTCTAATTCCTTAGTATAATCTAATGAATAAGAGCAAACCAATACGGGTATAGGAAATAGTTGAAATAACTCATCCTTGCTAGAAGGAATTGATTGTTGAGTTTTCTTACCATAATTTAAATAATCCACCATAATAAAATAATTGTTTAATCAATGGTTTCTTGAGTCTTCCCCTTTTTTCCAATATTATATTTTTGCTCTAACACCCAATCACCCTTATCCTTGTAAGCAAGAACTTTGATTTGATTAAGTGGAGCAATATCAGATACTGAATCTGGTTTCACTACAGATATGAGACCCCAATCAGCAAGGAGACGAGTAATACGATTCCGACGCTG